CCTCAAAACTAATACAGGACGAAATGCTATAAGAATTGGTGGAGGGGTATTTATTAGGGGAAGATACTTACCCCTCCACCAACATAGACAGGGGATGCAATGAGAACTTTAGTAAGAAGTGTAGGCAGGGCAGACATCGGTGGAGAACCGTTGCCCTCTGTCTTCAAAACATTTGATGCAAACAAAATTATATTTCGTAGAGCGGAAGTCTCTATGCTCGCTGGTACACCAGGAGTTGGTAAGTCCACTCTTGCACTAGCACTAGCGTTGAGAATGAAAGTACCTAGCCTATACATATCTGCAGATACCAATGCACACACTATGGCTATGCGCCTAGCATCTATGATTAGCGGTAAGAACCAGACAGATGTAGAAGCGTTGATGAACTCTGATGCTGGTTGGACTAAGGCGATACTGCATAAGAGCAGTCACGTTGTCTGGTCATTTGAATCTAGTCCTACCTTGCAAGACATTGACGAAGAAGTCCAAGCCTTTGAGGAACTGTGGGGCTGCCCACCTGTGGCTATCTTCGTAGATAACCTAATGGATATAGCCACCGATGGTGGCGAAGAGTTCGCATCTATGCGTGCGATTATGAAGGAGTTGAAGTACCTTGCTCGTGCCACCAATGCTGCAATTATTATTCTTCATCATACTAGCGAGGCAGTTATGGGTAACCCTTGCCAACCAAGGTCGGCTCTACAAGGTAAAGTCGCTCAGTTACCTGCTCTTATTTGTACTCTTGGTGTGGTCGGGACTTCAATGGCAGTTGCACCAGTAAAGAATAGATATGGGCGTGCCGATGCCAACGCAAATCTGAATTGTTGGCTATCATTTAACCCTGAGTATATGTTTATGGACGACATACCAGAGAATGGATAACAAATGCTAAGAGAAGAAGAAGACGATATAACGCAGGAGATGCGTCAACTCGTAATGCACAAAGTTAATGAAGAGTTGTTAGTCTTTATTAGCAAGATAGAAGAAGCCAAGCCACCTGTCTCTGATGAATGGACTGAAGGCGTTAACGTTGGTATGAACTGGGCTATCCGCATCTTACGCAAGGACAAGAGTGCGTACTAAGTGGCATCGCAATCGCGCAAACATAGAGGATACCGTAGTCAAAAAGTCCTCGCGCTATACCTTGCAGATAACGGATTCCCTTTTGCTGAAAGCACGGGTGCTGGTCGTAGCGGTTCTGATGTTACTGGTACTGTTGGCATTGACTGGGAAGTAAAGGCAAGAACAGGATTTAATCCCGCTGCTGCCATCGCGCAACTAAAAGATAGAGACAATGGAAAAGACTTGGGCGTTGTAGTCTTAAGACTCAATGGTCAAGGCGAGAAGAGTGTATCCGATTGGGTATGCTTACTAAGACTGGAGGATGCTGTGAAACTATTAAGAGATGCAGGTTACGGTGATAAAAATTGACAACGACTTGCCAGACATCGCAGATGTCCTCACACATTACGGTGCAAACATACGACAAAGACACGGGCAAGTCAACCTTAAGTGTCCGTTCCACGATGATACGCACCAGTCTGGTTCCGCGAACTTGGACAAAAATATCTTTATATGCTTTGCCTGTGGCGTACAAGGTAACAGTTTGCAACTCATTGCACAGCGTGAAGGAGTAAACATACGTGAAGCAAAGTCAATCGCAGAAGGATTTACTGGGACGAGCAGCAGAGAAGTACGCGGCAAACATTTATCAGGCTCAAAGTTACCTAGAAAGCAGGGGAATTCCTCTGGAAGTAGCACGTCTGGCGCAATTAGGCGTAGTCGTGGAGCCTGAGGTTGGACACGAAGCATTCGTTGGTCGCTTATCTATACCTTACGTAACTAAAACTGGTGTAGTTGATTTAAGATTTCGTTCTCTCAACCCTGCAGTTGAACCAAAGTATATGGGTATGACTGGGGCAGAGACAAAGATGTATAACGTATTAGATGTTGAACGTGCTGGTGATTTCATTGGAGTGTGTGAAGGTGAACTGGATACCATTACTCTTAGTCATTGCGTGGGCATCTCTTGTATCGGTGTGCCTGGTGCTAATAGTTGGAAGAAACATTACACGAGATTACTCGCAGACTTTGAAAGGGTCTTCGTCTTCGCAGACGGCGACCAAGCGGGCACGGAGTTCGCACGCTCATTGGCTAGGGAACTCCCCGTTACTATTGTGCAACTGCCAGAAGGCGAAGATGTCAACTCACTATACGTCAAGCACGGAGCAGGATACATAAAGGATAAGGCTGGCATTGCATAGTGGCATTTGATTTTGATGATGATGATGGAACTCCAAACTTTTGCCACGAATGTAAGCAACAGTTTGAGAATTCATTTGAGTTAATAGACCATACGTTAGAAGATGATGAAGACTTTGACCCTTACTACATCTTACCCAACGGGTTTAAGTTGTTGCTCGGTTCACTACTCCGCTTTATGTACTATCATTCCGAAGAACCAGACAAGATTAAACTGGTTAGCCAGTCCACCTATGTAACTCTCTTTGCAGGTGAGATGGGTTACGATTTGATAGATGAACTGGTTGAGGATATGGTAGTTAAGTCTGCGTTGCAGGATTTTGATAAGTCTTTAGAAGAACTATTGTCGGAGGAAACAGATGAAGAAGGCGGAGCGTGAAGAGATATGGCAGATTATAACCCACTTGGCAGAACAAGGGTTGAACGTGAAGGAGTATGTTGTGGAGGGAAAGATGTTAGTGGTAACTCTACACATTCCTCTACTGACTGGGTAGAGTTTGAACTCAACGTCAGAGATACGATGCAAGAACTTGGTGACTTGCTCATCAAGAAGCACCGAGACTACGGCGCAAAGAACATATCCAACTCACCTTACGGTGCAACACAGGGATTAGTAGTACGTATGTGGGATAAGATAGCCCGCATTGTTAATCTAACTAAGCAAGGTAACACTACCGCTGAGAACGAACCCCTTGAGGATTCCTTCAAGGATATAGCCAACTATGGTATAATTGGGCTACTCGTTCTAAGGGGTAAGTGGGATAGTGGCAACTAAATCTAGTTTTGATTTAGACTTTGGCTTTGGTCGCAAAGGCGAACAACTTGTAGATGAGTTGCTTACTGGTGGACGTACTGTTGAGGTTAAGCGTGACCGCAAGTGGTTCAAGACAAACAATCTTTACATAGAGACTGAGTGCTACTTCCAAAAGACTAGCGCTTGGGCTGCGTCTGGACTCGGTGTAACTGAGGCAGCGTACTGGGCTTTCGTATTACAAGAGTCAACTCTCATCGTTCCAACTGATGTGCTGCGATATGCAGTAAAAGAATTTGGTAGAGAGATAAGTTGTTTCATTCCACCGAACCAAAGCAAGGGCTTCCTCATAACTGTTGATGACTTAATGACTGCAACAAGGAAGTATAAAGATGACGATAGAGTGGAATAGGATAGAGCGTTGGCAGTACATCGTTGATGCTGTTGCCTCTGACTATCACAGAAAGTTTTCACCGATAGAGTATGACGATATTAGGCAGTCACTCTACCAATGGTTTGTTGAACACCCGAACAAGTTAGATACGTGGGAAGCAATCGGTGAGAAGGATGCAAAGAATTTATTGTATCGCTCCCTCCGTAACCAAGCACTAGACTATTGCCAACATTGGAAAGCAAAGTCAGGGGGCTATGAAGCAAGCGACCTGTTCTTCTATGAGGCTGATATGGTTGAGGCAATCCTTCCTTCTGTCTTAAGAGGTGAGTTCGGACTTGGTGCGAAGGTAGACTTAGGTAGACCAGGCAGACCATCGGCCCCGAACGAAGGTGGCAATATGATGGCGATGATGATTGAAGTTGATTACGGTTTCTGGAAACTTCCTAAAGATGATAGGAAAGTTTTATTCTTAAGACACGCAGAGTCAATGGACTTCGGTGCGATAGCAACTGAGATGGAACTAGGTAGTGAGGACGCTGCTCGGATGAGACACAAGCGTGCTATTCGTAAACTGATAAATAAAATTGGTGGGTTCAGACCATTCCGAGATGATGATGAAGTTCAATCACCTTCAAATGAGGACTCTGCTGGGTCAGAGTAAAGCCCCTCTGGATAATCCCTAATCATTTCCTTTTCGTATAACTCTATTACTTCTTTCCAACTTTGTATTGTATTCATCTTATCCTCCTGTTGAGTAGAAGCCACCTGTTTTAAAGTGGACTGGTGTTGCTGACCATACACGACTCATTGTTAATTGGCAACAAGTTGGTTCGGTGTTATCTCCGAAATCTTTTTGTATCTCTCTAGTGCTACCACATTCATTACACTTGTAATCATATGTCGGCATCTTCTACCCTTTCAAATGCTTCAACAAATTTTGAGTAAGGTAGTCTAATCCATTCCCAAGAGTCTTGTGCAACAGGCTCTTTCATTTCATTAAAAGAACAGATAACTAAATATTCATTCTTTTCCCAACTATCTCTGACCCAAGCAAGTTCAACTCCTGTTGCTTTGCTACGCCACTTCATTATATCTCCCCGTCTATCGGTGTTGGTGCGGTGCTTAACGAACCACACTCCTTACATTTCTGTCTTAA